TTGGGTTGTATCATATACATTAGAGTTTCCAGGAACACCAAATCTACCTGTACCAGCATTAAAGGTTACTACACCTGAAAAGGTAGTATGTGCTACAGCGGCAGTTATAGTTGCTGTTACTTCATCTGTACTTAAGTCTGAATCTGGATCTGTATAGAAAAATCTCGCTGTCCAATAAGAGTAAGTAGTGCCTACCTCTACAACATAGGGAGTATTTTGGTATGTTACATTTGGGTTTAAAGCATTTATGATATTTCCAGTAGAAAATTTGTATGTACCAGTGCCACCAGAGGCAAAAGGATTATTAGCGTTAGTAGTTCGAAAGTAAATATACCCTTGAACACTTCTTTTTCCTGAGTCTCCAGCTCCTCCTGGCGTACCATCCGCAGCAAAGTTTGAAGTTATTTTTGCAGTAGACCAATCACCAGAGGTTATAGTATCAGTATCCCCTGCACCTATAGCTGCTGCAGTAATTTTCCACAAATATTGATTATTTGATGTGGGTGTAGAAGCTGTTGTAGACCAACTATTAAAGTTAGAACCAGATATAGCACCTGTAGCAAAAGTATATGTAAGATCTCCATTCGGAGAAGCTGTTGTAGGACTACTCTGATTATTATTTAGTTGAAATAGTTCTACTGTTGCTTGGTTTAATCCTTTTGCCCCCGAAAATTTAGTAGGTGGGTCTGTCCACTCACCTCTTAGTATATCATCTGTTGAACCAGCAGCGTTTGCTGTTGCCGCAACAATCCATATGATATGACTATCATTTGTCGGATTTTGAGGTACAGTATACCAGCCTGTTCCATTTCCTGCAGTATCTATAACTTGATTAGAAGTAAGAGCTGCAGAGCCTTGACCACTAGCTACTCCTGTTATCTTTCCTGCATTATTTCCCGACAAGGCAACAACCAAAGTAGGAAAAGTACTATCATTACTTGGATCATCCGTTGGTGCATTTATAGAACTCTTGTACAGAAAGATAATACCACTACTACCCGCTCCTGCAGTTGCTGTTCCAGACACACCATTTTGGTTTGTTAAAGGAGTAAAGGCAGAAAAGCCTCTACTTTCTTTAATTTTTGTATTCTTTACTTTAAAACTATCTTTTACATGACGAATCCAATAATAAAAAGTCGTATCTGTTAAAATATTTGGAGTTTTGTGAAGATAGTGGCTTTCTGTTGTAGTTGTGTGTAATAACACAGCTCCATTTTCAAAATCAGTATTAGCAGTTTTATGTGAATAACTCGCATTAATATTGTACCATATTTGAGTACTCCACCCTGTTTCTGCTCCACTCCCAAAACCAACAGTATTACTCCAAGTTAGTTCAACTGAAGCAGAAGCTCCTGTAGCTGTTAAACCAGAAGGAGGAGAAGGAGAGGCGCTTTCATCGCCTGGGCCCGCTACTGCAGGACGAGCTCCTATATCTTTTTCTTTCGGAGTTACAATATAGCTAGTATTATCGTGCTCGTGTGCAGTAACTTGTACAGAACAATCGGCACGATAAGTTAAGTTAGATATTCTATATTCTTTATCTACCCAACCAAATCTATCGTAAGTTATCTTTATAATAGTTCCAGAAAGAAGTAAAAGACCTTTTGAACCTATTACAAAATTAATCTTTCGATTAAATCGAGACTGATCAAGATACTGCTCTGCGTTCATACGAGCATTAAAATAGTTAGTAACTAAAGGAGTTTTTACATCCTTTTTCTTTGGAATATTTCTATCTTCTTTTAAGTATTCGGACTTGAAAAAACTAACACTTCGAGTATCGTATCGAATATTTGGATCCGAAATACTTACAGATACCGTGTTTGCACTTCCTTTTAAACCTGCATCATCAACTGTAATCGCACCTATGATATCCTCATCCGTAATAATTCGAGGATCAGTATAACTTTTTGAAGTACTTGCAGCCTGAGTACCTGTATAGTTAGCTGTAGTTGTAATCGCTTTATTAGTAATTGCAGGAGTAGTACTTTCAACATCTAACTGATATTTTCCACCAACATAACGAAGTATACCATTAAAATGCTCAAGCATTGAATTTACATTATTAAAAACAGGAGTATCTGTTCTAATTAATGCATTTGTTTGGTGGCGTGTTACCTCTCTTTGATCTTGGCTCTGCCAGCCTAAATATCTCCAATATTTTACATCATCAGAGTCATATATTGAGTAACCGCTTTTCTCATAGCTTCCTCCAGTCCATGATTTAACAACAGGATTTAGCTGTTCTCCTGAATCTGCTTCTGTTGCTCCTCCTGAGCTGACTCCGTGAACAGCAGCAGTAGTACTTGAGCTAGTAGTTCTTTGAATAGTGAGAGAAGCCGCATTACCGCTGCTTGGTTCTGCTATTGTGCCTGCAGATGTTACCAAATAAACCTTATTTCTTGCGTTTACACCTGTACCTACCCGATGATATACAGCATTACCAACATCATAACTTTTCCAATTATGCCATCTATGTACAATTTTTCCAATACAGTTTGTAAATGTTACTTGTTTATATCCAGAACCTGCAGCAGCTACAGCACTTATAGTTCCTTCCCACTGATGATACGGTGTTCCACTAATGGTACTTATATATTCCCATTTATGTCCTACTGTATAAGTTCCTGAATCTGGGAGAATAAGATTAACATCGGAACGAGTATCACACTGTCGTGCAGCAGCCTTAAAGCTTTCTAAATCAATATCTTTTTCGTCTGTGTCACTTCCAGCAGTATATATCTCTAAACCTCTACCATATCTTCCATTTGTTAAATAATCTAAAAGCTGTATTGCAGGGTTGATTGAAACTTTTGTATCCCCTGCCCCACGAATTTCATACTTATCACCTGTAGTAGGTATAACATCCCAATCAGAGGGTTCTTTTTGTTTGGTATCCGCACCTCCAGAGGCATGAGCTTGAATAACGGCTCCATAAATTAATCTTACAGGTTTATCGACAGTAATAGTTTTAGTGCCTGTATCTATTGCTGTGATTCTAGTGCCGTCTTCTATTGTTGCAGTAGCTGGACTAATTGCTGAAATAACTTGATCTACAGCAAGATTTGTTATATTTCCTAAAGTAAAAGTCAAAGAGTTTGTAACCTGACTAGTTGATACAAATGTTCCAGTAACTGCACTAGCTTCCGCTGCTACATCTACAAGGCTTCCTACATACGCTATTTTTTCAGTGCCGTCATAGTCTATAATTTCACGAGTTTGTCTATTTTGTACGCCGTCAGCATCTGTTTGTATAAGAGTTATAAATTGACCATTATAAAAATCATTAGTGCTACTAGCATCATTAGCTAGTTGAATTGCGTTAAGTAAGGCATATGTTGTAATTTTATTTTTATCAACTTGAGTCTCAGCAACATCATTATCTTGTGTATTTCCACTACCATCTGTACTTGGGTTTGCTTGTGATTTTAAAAATTCTGCAACTCTATCAGCGATAGTTTGACCGTTTAGTATAAGGCCGATTGAAAGGTTGTTGCCCATTAAATCTAAAGCTGCTTGAATTTTTGCTGCTAATTCTGTGAAGTCAACCCCTGTTCCACCACCAGTCGCAGTATTTCCAACTGTAGCATTCCCATCCCCTGAAGTTTCTGTAACAGTTTGATAAAGGTTGCCTGGAACAGTACCTGAATGGGACTTATAATTCCAAGTTATCATTGGATATCGAGAGTCACTATTATATGCAGTTCCTGTTGGAACCATGTAAAACTCTCTTACATCTGTGCCCTGTAAAGGATCACTGTCAAATCTAAACTTGTGTATGGTTTCTGCTCTTGAATTTAAATACTCTGTTGCATCCATAATTTGGACACCTGTTGCAAGTCTACCATTATTTGCCCCAGAGTTATCAAGCCTATAGAAATCAACAAAATTATTTACTTTAAAAAGAGCCCTCTTATCTGTTATTGTTCCATCAGAGAAAGTAGGGTTTGGATGCTGACGATAAGAGTAATCATAGTTATATTGCTCAATTTCTTTTCCTCGAACAACAAAATCAAGTTCAGGAATTGTTGTATCACCTTCAGCAATAGTAAACTCTGCTACTACATATGCAGTATCTAGAAGTCTATGATTCTGAGTCCAATAATCTGCTCTTTCATCTGAGTTATTACTTAAATCAGATTGTAATTTAAATCCTGCATTTGCGTTACTTTTGCCTGCTGCTGCAATACGAACAAGAGTATCATCTGCACGTTGATGGCTTCTACCTGCATGAAAAACTAAACGAGAAGATATAGGGTATTTTAAAGTTGTTTGTTTCTGGTGAGTAACACCTGTTGCTGCACCAACATCTGGAGTAGAAGGAGTTAAATTTTGTTGAAAGTAGTAATAATTTAACCAGTTTCCTATTCCACTATACATTCCTCCACTATAATAATCAAAACCTGAAGGAGAGCGCGCCATACCTCTACCACGAGAATTTCTTACAGAAGCAGCGGAACTTAGAGTGTCCCCTCTATCCATTCTGCCTTCACATATTACATCAATTGTTTCTTCGCCTGTCTGTGTTGAGCGAGTATCAGAATCGTTTTTATCAATACAAATACGAGATTGATCATCAACATAAATATCATACAGACCGCTTACCTCTCCTTCGCAGATTGCATAAGCAACATATATTTTTTTCGCGTCATTTGCTAAGGAGTCTGCAAAAACAGGAATACTATCAGTTCTTTGAACACCATAAATTACGGGCAGATATTTTGCTTCTAAGTTTAGTCTTAAATCAACATCTCTATCTACAGTTACTTGATACTCTTTCATCTTGGTTTTTAAACCAAAAAGTCCAGATTTCTTTAATTTGTACCTAGTTTCTTGAACCTGATAAATTGCAATAATATTAACTGCCTGGTTACCGTGTGCAAAACCGTAGTCAAAAGCATAGTCATCCCTGTATAAAGCAGCTATGTCTGGTTTACCGTTTGCTCCAAGAGCTCTATGAGAATCGTCAACGGTTAAACGACCATTTACACGTATAAAATCTCCCCAATGGCTTGTAAGTGTCCAAGTAACTACTGAATTCTTGTTTGGATCATCAGTTATTTTTGCTTTTGATATGATACCTTTGAACAATAAATAAGGAGAGCCTATAATATTACCATTATCTGGATCAATATGAGCTTTATAAATAGTAACTTCTCTATTTATGTAGTTATTATATGTAGTCCTAGCAGGATCGTCTAAAACTGCTGTTACTTCATCAGTTTCATATGTAATTGTATAATCAGTTCTATTTGTGGCATTTGCAGGAGTTTGATTAGGTAATATACAAGAAGCTGTAAAATTATTGTCTTCAAAGCTTGAAATAGTAACACTTAAGTTATTATTACCGTCACCACTAGATACTGTTATTTTGTCTCCTTCTGAAAAACCTAAGTCTAACCAAGTTCCTGAAAAATCCGTATCTACTAGTTTAATGTCACAACCACTAGAAGTTGAGTTAAGTACATTTACTCTATTATTAGGGACTGGAGGAGTAGCACTGTTGTTCTCAGCGCTTGCAGTAAATTTACTTCCTAATGAAATTGCTGAAATTTGAAGAGTTACATTACTTACTTTTGCCTCTGTAGTATCCGCAATATTTCCTACAGATAATAGTCTTCCTGCAACATAGGTCTGGGAACCGTTTGTAGTTCCTGCAACACTTTTACTTCCGTCATTAAAGCTTATATCAAAAGATGCATCAGTTATATAAGAATAATCGCTAGGCTCTTCAGCAATTAGTCCAGAATCAGTATCAGGTATTCTTTCAAACTTTACTAAGTGAGCGTATAGAAAGGGATCTTCTGATAAGATAGAAGCTTGTAAATCTGGATTATCGTCGTACTTTGTGTATTGAGTTGTCATAAGTATTCTTCAAGTTTTAAACTAAACTTGTATAAGTTATCTGTGTTTAAAGAATAAGAACGTACTGCAGTTGGCATAATTACTTTAAATAAAGGATTTATAAAAGTTGCAACTGCATTAGTTGCTACATTTTTTGACAAGGGAGGGGAAATTCCTAGCCTCAGTCTTGAATTATTAGAGGGACGAGAATCAGCACTGGCATATGTACTATTAGTTTCAATATGAGTAATCATATATACTTTTTTATGGTTACTATTACTAGAATCTGCTAAAGTAAAAACTTCTCCTGGTCTTGGAAGACTATTATGAGAAGCACCTCCCATAACAGTAGGTGTCCAATTGTTACTTCCAATTACAATGCTTGTATCCCCTGCAACTCCTGGTAGTTGAGTCGTCATAGTGAAAGCATTACCCCCGTTTATTGAATTATCGCTATTTGTGAGTGCCGATATCCAATTCGTATTTTTTGGATTATTATACTGAGGCAGAGCCACAAAGAAAGGCGTCAAAGCTCCTTGTTTTGACTGTAAAAAAGCATCTATAGGACGGAACTCATCTTGTGTCATTGGATGATAGTCTATATCAATATTCCATTTTTGTGCTGCAACTGCTTTCGCCAAAACTCTTCCTGAGTTTGTTCTTGATACCATGACTTTTTGATCAGAAGTAAGTTTTACAGAAGCAAAGCCAGGCCCATGATCTGCACTTGCTGCAGAGTCTGCCGTAGCTGCTCCTGCACCCCAATAACCAATAGTATAATCTGGATCAGGCAGTCTATTAGAAAAATCATAAGGCATTAGGCTCTCCTTGCCACTGGAGCAGTATAGGTAGTTTCATCAAGATCTTCCATAAATTCTTCTCCGTAAGAATTTGCTGCAGTTCTTATCATTCCTATAATATTTCCTTGTTGCTGTGCGAGTACTTCTTCAACACCTGAAGCATCTATTGCATTAATTGAGAAAGTAACATTTGTATTTCCACCCATGGCTGCAGCAGTATCATCCGCAGGTACGATTGTTCCTGGTCTATCAGGCATAAACAATTCTGGTCCCTGCTCTCCAACTACGTATCCCATGTTCCCGCCTGTCGCATAATTTCTTCTTCCACTAAAGGCAGGACGGAAGTTTTCTGGGCCGCCAATTCCTTGGTCTCCTCGGAAGTAGGCAAGCTCTCCTCTTGCTGACTGAGACTTAGATAAGTCTGAGGCTTCTCTTCGCTTACCTACCGCTACACTGCTGGGGCCCGCTGACGCGCCAGCAGATCCTCCTCCTTGATATGTCATTCCAGCTATCATTGCTAATTGAGCTGCTCCCATTGCTGCTATCATAACTGCTATTGCTGTTCCAAAAGGTCCCAGCATTCCATAAGTCATCATTATACCTGCTGCAGTATTTATAACAACTTGAGCCATTTTCATTTTTTTATCTACTTCAAAGGCTTTTCGTTTTTCTTGTTCTTTCTTTTTCTCTAATTGTTTTATTTTTGCAACACTTGCTGCAGACTGCCCGTCACGTTTCTTTTCTGCCTCTATTTCTTTATCTATTCCTTGTATCCTATTTGCAGAAGCGGCAGCAAAAGTAGCAGCTAAACCACCTATTGCGCTGCTAAGAGCACCTAGTAGTGCCACCATACTTTCTCTAAAGTCTGGGCTTTTTAGCGCTTCTTTAAAATTAGCAAAGCTATCAAAGGCTTTACTAAAACTTCCTGAAACATTCCCTTCAAATGCTTTAACAGCGTCTTGAAATCGTAGAAGATTTTCGGTCATTAATGCAAAGCCTGATATTGCTGCAGCAACGTGTTCTCCTGCAGGTCCAAGATTTTTAAAGTCTTCTATCATTGGTTGCATCGCTGTATGAATTCCTTGAAATTTTTCTGTTAAAGTTAATTCATCAAATTTTGCGTTTGCACCATGAAGTCCCTCAAAAAATCTTTCACCTACAGTTTCTCCTTGGCCGAAGGCGGACATGGCAGCATTTTTTACTGCTTCATCAGAAGCTGTAGTATCTGTAGTAGTTTTAATATTTGTAATAAGATTACCTGCATTTGTTTTATTAGCCAGCTGCCTCATAGTTTTTAAGCTCTTTTGATACTCTTCTAAATTAGTAGTGTCTGCATCAACTAAATCCATTTGCTCTTTTAAAAGAGCTGCTTTTGCTTCTAAAAGATCATACTCCATTTTTATTTCAGTTCTTTTAATTTTGAACTCTCTGATGTTTGCAGCAACTTTCTCGCCCATCAATTTTTTCTGTATATCTCTTTCTTGTTTTGCAGTTAATGCAGTACTTCTCATATTAGGATTAGCAAAATTTGCTCTTGCTTGTTCCATTCTTAGTATTTTTTCTCTGTTTGCTGTTTGTTGCTTTAAAGCCGCATTCATCTTTTTAGTAACTGCAAGAGTCATTTTAGTAAAAGCTACTTCTGCTTCTACTTTTTCTAAAGCTTTTTGTTTGTCGGACTTACGAGCAGCATCTATCGCTGCAAGTTCTGCATTTATTTTCAAAAGACGAGAGCTTTGCTCGTCAGTTAAGTTAAGAAGATCGTAATTAGCTTTTTCGGCATTAAGAATATCTTCTTTTGTGTTTAATATACCATCTTCTAATTCGTGAGCTTTTTGAGTTAGTGCACTATCCATTTTTCGTACTTCTGATAGTTTTTTGAGTTCTGCCTGTTGTTCTTTTATTTTCCCAGGACCCTCTTGCATTGTTTTAATATTTTTCTCAAGCTCTTTTTGTAATGTATCTAATATTGCACTTGCCTCTTCTGATTCTTCTCCAAAGTCTGCCATAGCTTTTGCCAGTGGGCTGCCTTCAACATTAATTGTATCAAGAAGTGCTTGTGAAGCTTCAGTTAGTCCCCCTACTCCATCTTTTCCTTTTGTTTGACTTAGTGCTTTCACGGCCTCCTTTAAAGACTCATTCATCTTATCAAAAGGAGTAGCAGTTTTCTCCTTCATTTTATTAAGTTCTTCTGAAAAAGTTGTAAGGCTTGCATTCATTCCCTCTAAGAGTTGGGAAGTTGTTTCCACAGTAGCAGGCTGACTAAGTATTTCTCTTACTTGTTGTGCTGAGACTTTTCCTGCTGCAGCCAGGTCTTCTATCTGTGTAATTTGTTTGCTAATATTATCAGTTACACTTTTATCCATTCCTTGGGCAGTTAGTATGTCTCTAGAGGCTTTTAAAGCCGTTACCACAGACGTAGTATCGACAACATTAAAACTTTCTGATAAATCTTTCACAGACTGATTGGCTTCTTGCAGTTCCTCATCTAGTCTCCACCACCCAGTTCCATGTTCATCTACTCTTGCTTGAGCTTTGGCTTGTCGTTCTAATGCTGCTGCATACTCTTTTGTTTTTTCAACTGTTTGTACACTTATTATCTCTGTTGCACGATCACGCACCTGTGCTGCAGCTCCAGCATTTGCTTTAAGAGTTGCTGTGAATTCTTGCCATTCCTTATTAGGAGGATTTTTTGTTGCAATCATGTCCAGAGTTGTCGCTAATTGAGTACCTACTTCATTTAAATGATCTAAGCTATCAATTATTTCATTTATCTTTTTCGTTGTTTCTGAATCTCCAAAGAACTTATCATATGCCGCCTTTCCAAGCCCAAAAAGTACAGGTATAAGAGCTAAATATGGCATAACTGTAAGTATTGCTACACCTAAAGCGGCAAATCCTGTAGCTGCTCCGAAAAGAGCTACTCTAAGACCTACAAAAGAAGCTGTTGTTGCACCATTAGCTAATGCAGTAGTTGTTATTTCTACTCTATAAGCAGCCATTGCGGCTCTTATACCTTTGATTGTACCTCCAAGTTGAAGTTTTGATGCAGAATTAATTGCACTTGCTTTTGCACTTGCTGTTTCGGCTTGCGCACCAAGAATCGTAATATTATTTAGCTTACCTTGAGCACTTTCAACTTCAGATATTACTTTTATTTTATCAGCATATTTAGAGGTATTCTTATCTTGTAAGCTATCATTAGTTTCTAAATCTCTATTATGTTTTGCAAGAGAGTTTGATAAACTGCCCTGTGCTTTGGCAAAATCTTCTGAAGTTGCTGTTCCATCTTTAATTTTTTTAGAGAGTTCTGTATAGACTTTTGGTAATTTTCCTGTGGTTGATATATTTGCAAAAGAGGCTTGAGCAGCTTGTTTTGATTCAGCTGCAAAGTTTGCCATTCTTTGTGCGCCTTGAGTAAGGCCAGGAAGGAGTTGACCACGAATTGTGCTCGCAAAAAGTAAAGCACCGCCTACTAAAGCGGCGGGACTGTTAGAAAAGAATTTAGCAACGGGGATTAAACCTTTATTTAATAAAGTAACAAAGTTTTTAAGTAGGTCAGAAAGGGAAGCGGCTAACTGGTCATAAGCATTTGGTTCAATTTGTTCAGCGATTCCTGCAAAACTTGATGTTCCCTCTTCTATAATTGCGTTTACAAAAGCCTGTCTTTTTTGAAACTGAGTTAAGTTCCCTTCAGTTGTCCCTAATTTTCGGGCATACGACGCTACGGCATCATCTAATCGAACCATGATTCCGAGTTCGTCTAAGAGTTCAGGTTCTAATTTTGCAGCACCTCTTACTAGACGATTTAGAGCATCTGTCATATCTCGACCAAGAGCGAGAGATGCACCTTTTGCAACTTCTCCCAGCCTTGATATTTGCTCACTTGAAAATCCTGAAGAGGTTGCAAGAGCAACTGCAGACATTGCTTCTTGAGTTGAAACTGCTGCACCTGTGATTTCTTTTAGTTTATCAGCAATAAAAGGAAGGTTTCTTCCTGCTACTGTACCTGTATAAGCAAGGCCCTCTGCGAGTTGTTGGGCTGCTGCAGCTCTTTGAAGAATTCCAAAAGCTGCAGTTAATGCGAATACGTTTGCGGCAAGGGTTGCATAAGCGCCTACAAGGCCTGAAGAGCCCCCTCCCATTGCATCTCGCATTTTTGAGAAAGACTTTGTGGTATTCATGCCCGCTTGGGCTACACCTTTTTCTCCTCTACTAAATTTATCACGAGCTTTAGTGGTTTGGTCTGTGCTTTTACCGAGTTTTTCTGTGCCTTTAGCCGCTTTTTCAGCGTCTTTTGCAATAACTTTTAGATTACCGTCTTTTGTGACTTTAATCTTAAATGTAATTTCATTTGCGGCCACTATTTTTTCTCTTCATTTTATCATATTCCCGCTTCAATTGATCTGCGGATTTTTTGATAGCTCTGGCATCTAGCCATTCAATAACTTGGAGAAGAAAATCTTTGTCTTCTTCGTCTACTCCATAAAGCCTCATATATAAATTAAGGTTTGTAAAATCTTTTCCAATATAACCAATATCGGGATAAACTCTATCCCCTAATCGATTAAAAATTTCTAACCCCTCGGCAACTAGGTCTGGAAAATCTTCTATAGAAGGGGGTATTTTATCTTCTTCTATGGGAAGCCCCATTTGTTCTTGCATTTCAAAGTACCGCTCCGCGGTCATTCCACCATCAAGATTTCGAAACAGTTCCTCCAGTCTTTCGAGGCACTTCTCTTTTTGACTCACTACGAAAGTTATCAAGATCAAAGACTACCTCGTTGAGCCAAGTATCAAATTCTGCCGACTGGCTTACAAGAACTTCGGCGTTTTCTTCTGAGTATTCAATTTCTTTACTCATATCTTGTCCGTCAGTATCAATTAAAATTAAAGTTTCCAAATGCGCCAAAGTAAGACCTTTCCAGTTTTTTACTGTTTTACGTGTAAACTCTGTAACAAATTTTTCTTCATCAAGAACTTCTTCAGCTTGTCTTGATTTCCGATTAAATTTAGTTGTAGTACACTTTTTTCGCACACCTGTTAATTCTTTTCGAGAGAGATTTGCTATCTCTACCGAAAACCCGTCGAGTCCAGAGAAGTCAATCCACTTCGCTTTGCTGTCGACTACCAGTTTTTTTAGTTCCATAAAATCACATACTCCTATGTCGTTGTATAAGTTATAACGCTAGATAGCGCTGTTGGGTTTTGTGTCATTCTCCAGTTGTATTCTTCCAGAAAAACATCTGAAGTTGACATTCTGTTCGTAAATGAACAATTCGTAATATTAAAGTCTAGTTCCTGAGTACCGTTTCCTGCTCTTAATCTTAAACTAGTATTAGTATTCCAAGTAAGTACACTTGTAGATTCATCTTCTAAATACTTGCTAATTGTACCTGATAAAACTTTTGTTCCTACGCTGAAGTTCTCTGGATATTGGGAGGTTGTAGCATTTGTAGCTGTAGTAGCTCCCTGTACCGTATTATAATTATTCCAATCTATATCATTTTGAAGCGACACGCTCATTCCGATAATGCCCTTTGAAACATCATCAGACCCAAGAGTAAAAGTGGAGAGATCAGGCACTATATATGTTGACGTAGTAGGAGTAGGGTCACTACCGCCAGGTATAGCTCCTGTAAATTTTGACAGTTTTTTAGCTTCTCCAGTTATTGCTAGTCTCAGGGGTCTAGATCCATTAATCTCGAACGTCCCTTCTTGAATAACGCACTTTTCTAGCTTCCAAACTTCATCTGGGATAGGGTCAGGTTGAGTACCTAACGGGTTACCTCCAGGATTTGAAATGTATAAATCAAATGTTTCACAATCAAGAAGACGATCAAATAATACTTTATGTGTGTCTTCTTCTAATAAGTAAAAACTTAAGCTAAACTCTGCAGGATTGGCTCGATTAATTACAGAACCTTCAAAACTGCTTTGGTTGTGTAACGTTTTTACAGCATAACTTGTTTCTTGAAAAGTTTGCCCAAACTCAATGTCACTTACATCTATCTTATATCGAGTTGGAGTAGTTCCATGAACAACTCGTACTTCGACTTCCTTTTTAAAACTGAAACTAGGCATTTCTTCTCTTCAATATAAGAAGGGGGCCAAAAAGACCCCCTAATCTTTACCCTATATTATATTTCAAAACACCAATAATGTCAAGAATTATTTTTTAGGGGTTATTATACTCCGATGTATTTAAGCGTTACTTCGTCACCCTCGCTAACACCTGTGCCCAGACCGTGGAAGTTAGTTTCCAAAGAAATCACATCCTCGATAGAGTGGCTAGGTATTTCCAAGTGAGCTGTAGGCATGGAAATCTGGAAGCGAGGCTTCGTAGTATCCGTTCCGCCCACCGCAAGTGTAATAGCAAACTTGTTAATAACTGTATTAACATCCGATACCAGATCAGCAAACAAGTTTTTACTTCGGTTAGTAGCAGCATCAGAGCTAGCTAAGTAGCATGTGAGACTTCCAGTAACTGATCGTGTTCCTGTAACGTGCTCGATTGGTTGGTTAACCTTACCAAGTTCTTCAGGAGTCAAGTAACTAATATTATTACTAATAGTTACGTTTCCACCTGTGATTGCTACAGAGTAGGAAGTTTCATAACTATCCGAAGATCCTGCTGCATTCGTAAATGTAGTATCACTCTGGAAGTTAGTTTCAGGAGCTAACGTTAGGTTAGTGAGTCGATTACGTATGAAGTTTCCTGTATCCGTAGAACCTTCATCTATAACTGCATACCACGAACTGTTATTCGCAGCAGTAGATATATAAATCTTGTCACTATCATTTGTATCAATCCACAATGCTCCCGCAGCACCTGCAGTTGGTGCAGCGTCTTGAGCTGTAACTTGACCTGCTCCAGTACCTGTTGCAACTTCTTTAATTTGACCTGCCATTCCTGACCAGTTAATTGTTGCAATACCATCAATATCAAAGTCAATAGAAGCTTCATTTACAACAGCATTTTCAAGTTTATAAAGTAATCGTCCAGCACTTCGGTCACTAAAGACAAAGTATAAATTGAACGTTCCGAGAGACGCACGGCTAGAATCATAAAAGTTAATGTCTAGATCTGTACCGTCAGAGGTAAAAGACTCTGAAGTTACGTCAATAGATAAGTTATCATCACCTGCAGCACCTCCAATAAGTTCACTATCTACAATAATTTTATTCGAGCTGTCGAAACCTGTACCTCGTTCTGTAACTGTTACAGAGGTTGCGGTTCCGCTTCCGTTTATTACAACTTGTATAACAGCATTTGTGCCCCCCTGTGTAGAACCTCCAGAAACAGTAGCACCTGTACTTGTTCCAGAAGCTGCAGTAGGCACAGCAATGGTATAGGTACCTGCAGTTCTATCCGAGTCCGTTAAATTATTTCCGCTTCCTTGGGTACTTGTAAAAGATACTGCAGATATTGCACCACCCCCAGCACTATGTTTAAATTTACCAGTACCAGGTACATAAACATTTTTACCTGCCATTGCAACCCAAAGAGCTTCTTCTACTGCGTGTTGGTGAGCAGAGCTATCTGCTTTACCGTTACTTGAGCTTTTTGAACCCGCAGATATAAAGGGACGTACATAAGTTGAAAAAGACCATTCAGCAGCAGACAGAGAGTCAGTAAACATTTTACGTCCTCTTCGTGATCTACCAGAAGCGTCTTCCATTTCATTCAACGTTATTTCTGATGCATTCGTTGCCTGAGAGAAGCTAAATCCGTCAAGCACAGGAATTGACCAGAGATATCCGTCTTTTTCCATGTAGAGCCGCGAGTCTCTACTAAAATGTAAATATTCGGCCATAGTTATTATCTCCTATGAACTTGAAAAGACTGATCGTGAATTTTTATTCGTGTCAGAATTTTCTTAATAACGAACCTCTATAAGCATTTCGCCTACTCCTAAAGGTTCGAGTACACCTTCGTCAGTGTCGATACTGATTACGGTAATCTGTTGAGTGAAGAATGTATTATTCATTTTATCTGTATACGACAATCTTGAGTTATCTTCAATAACTGTCTCTACATCCTCCATTAACTCATTTAGTGCTTCTTGTGCATCTTCTTCCTGCACATAACAACGAATTGTTACAGATAAAAACCTGTCTCTTACACCCGCTGATCTATACTCTCTTGTTTCGCTTCCAGCATTTAAGTGGAGAGCGGGGAATTCATCTACTTCATCCCAAAATTTTAAAGTTGGATGTACATTTTCTCCAACGTCAGTTAAAAAAGCTCCTTGACCGTTTATCGTTTTTAACTTCTCTACAAGAGCATCTACAATACGTTTTCTTCTTGATGCGTATGTTCTTGCGGTCATTACTGTCTCCTAGTATAAATTCTGCCTAAACCCATTCCTATTACTATCTCTCTTATTGACTGATCTATTAGAGGTCTAGGATCTCTTTCTGTGTCTGCAAAACGAGTGCCACTAGTGCTCTCATAGACTCCATACCTTTCTTTCATATATGTATAGCCAATACTAGGAAACCCCTGAGGAGTTTGTGTTACATCTGTAGCTCTTACACTTTGTGCAAATCGTCCTGTTCTATTTTCAAGTCTGGGTGACCCCATATTGGAAGCAACTCTTTCAGGTAACTGATTATTTAATACCCCCAGTATATTTGACAGCCCCATTCTTGGAGGCGGAGTTTTTCCCTGTCTCGTTCTCCTTACAGACTTTTTAGCTGCAAGATTAGCGAGAGCAGCCTTTTTTACAGAAACTTTTTGTTTTGTTTTTGTTTTTTCGGGCGCTCTGCTTTCTTTTATTTTAAAGTCTTCATGCTTGACTTTTACACCTTTTCTACGCTTAAAAGGTTTTACTAGTTCTTTAACTAGCTTTTTTCTGTGAGCATCTTCTAAACTATCGGAACCTTTGATCTTGGGTATATCCAATCTTTGCAATACTTTTTTTAAATCTGTAGCGATTCCTTGCTCTAGTTTTCCTCCTCCTTGTTGAGTATTTGCCCAGGCTGCAGAAATACCTACTTCTACCTCTCCTAGTTTACCCATTTTTGATACTTTTAATATAGTCTCTGCATCTTTTCCCAGTGCTTTTCTAAGATCCGCCTCTACTTTAGCGGGAACATCACTAGACTGTCCATATGATGCTGCTAATGCATCATATACCGCATCATTCATTTGATGCAATACATTACTAGCATCCACGTGGCTTAAATTGAAAGCTGCTCCTGCGGTACCTACTGTGGTAGTACCTGTTTCCTTATTAGATTTGCTTTCTCTAATTATTCCTTCAGGCTTTTTAATAATTACTAAAAAATCTTTATAAAACTTGTCTAATGTTTTTCTGTAGGCATCCGCAATAAATTTATAATTATCTCTCTGTGAGTTTTCTTGTTCAATAACTGTAAAAGTCATACCACCACGAAAAGTTGTTACTATGCCATCTGCTTCATCGATTTTTCTTAATTTTACAGACTCAACGTTAAATATTGTTTTTATATTCCTACTTAGTTTTCTTACTAAGTTATCATATTTTTTCTTGGCGTTGTCATTTAGCTTAATTGGGGCCGATTTTTTATCTTTACTATTATTTAGATTTGCTTGCATAAGAGTATTTAAAGCATCTCTAATCTCCTTACTCCTGTATACAAGAGTAGTTGTTTTTTTGTTTCCTGTTGCAGTCCTATAATCTTGGGAGGTCTGTCTCATCTCCTCATCTAACTTTGTTAGAAATGCTCTAAGATTAGCCATTAAAAGTTCTTATATAAGTCTAAGACTCTCTTAATGTGGTCTGGAAAAGCAACATTATCTCGTTGTGAAGAACTTGAAGCATTTTGTATACTGGCTCCCTGTATTGTCCTTCGCTCTTTGTGTTCGTCTTTCAAGTAGTAAGTAATTAAATCAATTACCGCAAGTTCTAAATCTTTTGGTGTTGCGCTGTATCCTGCGGTATAAACTACTTTAACAGCACCAACTCCTCGAGGCCAGTTTTGGTAGCTTCCAGAGTTAGTTCTAAGAATACTATCTGTTGTAGTATCTAAGTAATATTCATGTGCACCTGTAGTAAGTGTAGTGTAAGACGTAGAATATGACTGACGTTCTTGAACACTTACAATCGAATTGACAGGGCTTTCAGTTAGTTGTACTACATGAGTACCCCAATCAATATTAAATTCTTCCGTTTTATTTGAAGAGTAAAAATCTACAATACTGTTACCACAATAAGTTTTTACTAATTGACTCACAGAAGGAATTAACGCATTAATTCTCAAGTCCTCTTTTGGAGTACTTAAGCCCTCTGCTTCTTTATAACTTGCTAATGTAATTAAATCCGCCATAAGTAAATTAGTAAAAACTTGGGGGAGGAGAACCTCCCCCAGTTTATTAAGCTAATATTAAGCTTGATATTTCAGCTTAACTGAAGGGTAGTTGCCTGCAAAGCCTGCAACCAGCTCTTCAAAGCCAAGAGCTTGTGAAGCAATAAGCGCTGTACGCTGCTCCTTCACAATGTAGTCAGTCTCAATGTTAACTCCTCTGAGTCGAGGAATAACATAGTTGTTGACATTAACAGCGACAGCTGCAGTACCAACAGGACTAGAACCGCTTCGAGTGATCAGGTCACTGGCGACTACGGGGCTTCCGTATACTTCACCAACGATACCTTGTACTCTTGCAGCAAGCTCAGGAGTAACTTCATTTGCTTTCGCAAAATCGTCATCTTGCAACAACTCGTAGTAACCTGACATGTTAACGATATACGCTACTTCTGCAGGGTCGAGTCCGTACTTGCCCATATTACCACGTGCTTTGATAAGCATATCTGTGGTGAGCTTGTCTGCTTCACTGATATCGAGATCAGTAGCAGCAGTTAAGAAAAGGCCTGAACCTACACCATCTGCTGCAAGACCAGTGTTACCGTTTTCAGTTCCATTTGCGGAAGTGAAACCAGTAATAGTGCCATTACCAAGCATGATGGCTGACTCCATAGCGCGAGCATGTGCTCGTGCAAGTGCTGAAGTAATCATGGGAAGCATGTTTACAACAGTCTGCTCGTCAGTGTCATTGGTAATAAAGCTACCAGATACCAATCGATAAGCTCTGAGTACTTTCTGCTCTACGTTGAAAGCATCAGTCGCTGCACCAGCATTGTTGAAATTACTTTCTACAATGTTTGTGGTTGCATCAAGACCAGTAGTCGCCCACTGTGCATTAGTTGCATCAGGAACGATAGGCATAACGGTTGCTCCGCTATCTACAGGTATTTCTCGGAAAAGGCCTGCAACCTTAGTGTACATACGTACTTCTTCCTCGAAAGTGTTGCTGATGAGTGTATCTAGCTTAACGCTAGGAGTGATTGCAGTTACACCAACGGTCTTCTCACGAAGATCCTTCATGTATTCTGTGTCGTCGCCCTTTCGAGTTATAAGACCAAGAATTTTTGCATTTAAAAACTCTTTGCCATAGGACTCAAGAGTCTTAGAACGATCAGAGAAATCACGCTTACTGTTACGCATAGCTTCAAGCTCCTCTGCTTTTTCCTTGAGTTGAGCCTCATATTTTGCAGTTACTTCTGCAATTTGGTCAACTGTGGCTTTCTCCATGTCTTCTTTTATATCAGACATGAGTTTTTCAGCACCCGACTCAATACCAGTTTGGATTTGAGTCTTAACTTTTTCTGCTTCAGCAGCCTTAGCGGCTTCTGCTTCAGCAGCCTCTTTTGCTACGGCTTCCGCTGCAGCTTTCTCCTCGGCCTGCTTCATTGCTATTTTAGCAGCAGTTTCCTCTGCTACTTTTTTCGCAAAAGCTTCCAGGTCGACTTCAGGAGTTTTTGTTTCTTCAGACATATCTGTCTCCATTGAAGAGGAATCTTCCTCGCTTTTAAAAGTTTTCTTAAAGTCCTCATAATCCTGCTCAGAATCGAATGACTTTGCCAGAGAAAAGGTCGCTGCTTGGTTACAAGGTACAGATACAACTGATACCTCAAACAACTCAGCATCCTTAATCTTTAATCCGTCGGTTTCCTCTAGGTAATCAGCATCCTTGATTCGAAAACCGACAGAAAAAGCTCCAAGGATACCTTCTTTAACCAGTTGAGATACTGAATCGGGAGCAGATTTAGAGATTTTTGCTTTCATCTCTAGCCCGTCATTAGTAACTTTCATTTGGGTTGCACGCCCAATTGGTTTATTATAATCATGATTAAAAAGAATTATAGGATTTTTCTCAAAACTTTTTAATCCACCCTTTGACCAAGCTTCGGGCACAATTGTATCTCCCGCTCTGTCAAAATCTTTCGTGCTTGCCATTCCAGTAATGCAAACACTACCGTCATCGTCTTCAAAAGATTTAAAGGTTGATGTTAAATTAAAAACTTTATCCATCTTCTTCTCCTTCAGATGGCCTGCCCCCGTCATCGGGGTTTGAAGCAGAACCTGCAATGTTGGCAGGAACTCGAAGATCGTCATATCCTTCTACAGCTTCAAATCCTAAAGCGTCTCGCGCTTCGTTTGGCGTTATTATTCCTGCATTTACAAGGGCAGAATAATATTGAGATTGATCACGTAATTCTGGTTGTAAGGCTGGAATGTTTGTTACGTCTTCCATTATTGAAAACCCAAAAAATCTAGAGTATGCAAAATTTAGTTTTCGTACTATTGGAAGAATCGTTTCAAGATAATACATTCGCATATTTGGTCGAATATTTGCATTATTTCCTGAGTCTAGCAGTATGGGTGGAACTCCTATCGCTTTTAAAATAATCTTTTCATTTTCTGCGATAGCTGGTTGGAAGTCTAATTCTTTAAAGTTAACATTCGAGATCGAGTCAACTTCTATTCCACCATCTAATATAAGAGGCCTTCTTCCACCTGCATCGGGTCTGTATCTAATTGACCACGATTGAATCATTCTTTCTTTTATTTTTTCTGAAAGCGTATTCGGAGACTTTAGTACTAATCCTGGTACGGCTCCGTTCTTAAAAAAGTTATCTTGAAACTGCCTCATGTTTGCAGTAAGTTGCATAGTGCGTACTGCAGGCTTTAATCTGGATGTCCCCCTAAATATAGAATAAAAGGCATTTTCTTTTACGTGTATGATTTCTGCAGGAGCGTAGTCTACATCATTGTAAGTATATTTTTCAACAAAAGTTTTAGAGTCTCCGTGAATAGTTACTTTGTCTGCAGGAAGATGGTATAAGTGAGCACCATCGTAATAAATAAAAATATTTCCATCAAGTAAAAAGTCAGTTATTAAGTTACGCTTAAAAGCACTAACATCCTGAAAAGGATTAGGTTCTCTATTCAGTAAAAGAGATACTCTTGATTTTTTAATTCCTTTTACTGAAGCATGGTGCCCTGCAGCAGCTCCAACCGTGTGAGGAATTTCTGATACATCGTCTACAACGATATTTACTCCACGGTTTACAATCTCAAGAGTTTCATAGTATGTTTCATAATTCTGAGTATATTCACGAGACGTTTCGGTAGCTTGACCTAGATACTGCTGAATTGGATTCAGCTTCTCCACATCTTCTTCTCTTCTCAAGAATATGTCATACCATGCCATGTTTTTCTCTTTGTATCTCTACCCAACGCTTTTGCTTATGCACTGTGCCTAAGCCAGGATCTCTTCCGTATACTTTATGTAATTGTCTGTGATGATTATGGCATAGAGTAACAGTATGTACATATAATTCGTCTTGGTGTTCCTCTATAAAGTCTTCTCTTATCGCCAGAATGTACTTTGGGTCTAAGTTATTTTCTCGTAACCACTTATGCACTAAGGGTGCTAAGGTATAATAATGGTGAAAATCAAGTTGAGTCTCTACCCCGCAAATATAGCACTTTGAATCCTTTTGGTACTTATTCTTCGCTTTATCTCGGATATATTTTACTATATCTCGTTTGAGTTCGGCCATCGGGTTTTTGATTTTCTAATTTTCAGTAAGAGAATTATATCTAGTTTGAGGTACTATGTCAATAACTATTTTTGACTAGGTATCCTAAAAACTTGTTGCTGAAGTCTCAAATGAGTATAATGCATACCGTAACGCATCCGCCATGTGTGATGCGTAATTGTGTTTCGGTTTCTCTTTCATTAGGTTAGGATTGGAGTCCCACTGGTATTGATCTAGCGCTGAAAGAGATTCTTTACAGGTTTGTTCAACAAGTAATTTATCATTGTCTACTATTCCTGCAACGTGTGCTATACCGTCGAGAACGGATTTCTTTGCGTTAATTGTTGATATATCATAATTCTGAGCGAAGTCAAAACGGGTCTGCTGTGCAGCAGAATCAATGTAAATATAGTCAATATCCCATTTATCAATCATAGTTTGTATTTGCTTTGCATGCGTTTCAGTAGTCTGTTCTGCGTCTAAGTACTCATCCAGTAGGTAATACTTTTCTTCATCCCAGTCATACCCAATTACACAAAAAGCCGTCGGATCTCTGTAACCCACATCGAGCCCTGCAAATACATCCATCTTTGACGAATCAATTTCTTCAAAGTTTCCGATGCAGTCTTCATGGTTAAAGTTCCAGATCTGACCTTCATATGTATTAAAGTCGGCTTCGTACTCTTGTCTAAATTCGGCTTCGGACATAGATTTTCTAGCTTCTGCAATATCCATTTCAGACATACGCGGATTATCTTTATAAGTAGCACGAATAGACGCCCACTCTTTGAATTCATCTGTAAATCCCCTATAGAAAAAATCTGAGAACCAGTTATTTTTTCCTCTTGGTGTGCTTATAAAGATTGCTTTTGAGTTATCTTTATCAAGCGTCGGTCGGAGGGCAACATTGAATGCGTCTCTCCCGTCAGCCAGAGCTGCCTCGTCAAAAATAATAAGATCATAGGAGCGACCAACACAGCTATCCACTTGATTGACAGACCCCATACGTATTGTTGACCCATTTGTAAGCTCTATAACCTTGTCTTTTGCATTGTCTTTTGCTACTTCTAAGTCAAAGTGCTTTATCAAATTTCTTTGTAAATCAAAAGAAATCTGAGACAAGGCATAGTTGGGGGACATTATGAGTATGTTAGAGTTGGGCACTAATGATACCAGCTGCCCTATTATATTTGCGATGTAGGTTTTACCCTGCCTTCTCGAAACTGCCGCACATACAAAACGGTATTTCGGATTATTTATCGCGTTGATAATCGCCACCTGACTAGCAAGTGGCGTCACGCCGAGTAGCTCCAAATATGGGTCTACTGGTAATTTAAGAAACCTTGTCTCAGATTGTAAATCTAATAGCTGGTCTGACGTTACGTCTTTCCTACTAATTTCTACTGCCATGTTAACCTCTAATGGTCTGTTTTACTCTTACTAGTTCCTGCATACAGACCAAACCAAGCTGCTCCAGCACCTACAATTACTGATATAAGTCCTGATTGCTCAAGGTTGGGGTCTGGAAGATCCATGAACCACATTGTGCTGTAGTACAGAAGAAAGATGTAAACACTTAAAAACAAACGTGGAAAGATTCTCCAACTATCTACAGCCTGTGCCATAAATATGACTTTTTGCCAAGGATTACGAGTATCTTGGTCTTCAAGTTCTCGTATCCTGTCTTTTAGCTTGGATTGTTCTTGGAGTAGCTCCATAAATTTACTGAG